ATTTTAGAGTACGCTGAGTTCCGTGAGGAGTTCGCTAACCAGATCGGTAAGTATAACATCCAGATCCTAGACAGCATCAAGGACCTTTACTTGCACGACTTTGGTATCTTCATCGAGGTTTCGCCTGACGAAGAGGAGAAGCAACAGCTTGAGGCAAACATCCAGATGGCATTGAGCCGTGACCAGATCGCCCTTGAGGACGCAATCGACATCCGCGAGATCAAGAACTTGAAGGTTGCTAACCAGTTGTTGAAGGTTAAGCGCAAGGACAAGGAGAAGAAGGACATGGAGAAACAGCAGATGATGTCTCAGTTCCAGTCTCAGTCTAACATTGCAGCTACACAGGCAGCAGCCGAGGCCAAGATGGCACAGATCGAAGCAGAAACACAGTCTAAGATCCGCATCAAGGAGGCAGAGTCGATGTTCTCAGTTCAAACAATGCAACAGGAAGCTCAAATTAAGTTGCAATTAATGCAGCAAGAGTTTCAGATGAACATGCAGTTGAAGGGCGTTGACGCTAGTATGATTAACGACAAAGAAAAAATGAAAGAAGAAGCTAAAGACAAGCGGATTTCTATTCAGAATACACAGCAATCAAAATTGATCGAGCAAAGAAAAAACAACTTGCCACCGGTCGATTTCGAGTCGAATGAGGACACCCTTGATGGCTTTGACCTAGCGTCATTTGAGCCAAAATAGCGTGTCACATTTATTCGTAAATTTGTGACGTAAAATCAAATCTTATATGGAAAATGAATTCAAAGTGAAGGAAGTAGCCTTCGAGGAACAGAAGTCTGTTCAAGAAATCGAAGCACAACTTCTGAAAGAGCACGAAGAGAAGCATGGCTTGTCTTCTGAAGAAGCCCCGGTAGAAACCACAGTGGTGGCAGCTGACGGGACAACAGAAAAGATCGAAAGCAACGAGGCGCAAGCCAAGGAGCTAGAAGATACAGACGTTCTTACATATTTAAAGAATCGGTACAACAAAGAAATCAACTCAGTTGACGATTTGTTCGAGGCGAGAAAAGAGGCGGAGGAACTACCAGAAGACGTGTCTGCGTTCTTGAAATACAAGAAAGAGACCGGACGAGGAATCGAAGATTTTATTCAGCTGAATAAGAACTACGACGATGTTCCTGCAAATCAACTGCTAGCTGAATTCATCAAACAGGAGAATCCAGAGTATGACGACGAAGACGTAAAGTACGAAATCGAGACTCGGTACGACTTTGATGAAGATCTTGACGATCCAAAAGACGTTAAGAAGAAGAAGCTAGCAATGAAAAAAGATCTTGCAAAGGCCAAAGACTACTTCAACAAACTGAAGGAACAGTACAAGGTACCCGTTGAGTCAAGGGGTGGCTTAGTTTCTGACGAAGAGAAAAGTATGTACGAGGACTTCAAAAGATATGCTCAAGAATCCGAGGAAGTGCAGAAGGCTCAGTTAGAGCGCTCAGAGTTCTTTGCTAAGAAGACAGACGAGCTTTTCAGCGATCAGTTCAAAGGTTTTGAATTTAAGATCGACGACAAGTCTCTCTCGTTTAAACCTGGCAGTCCAGAACAACTGAAGAAGGCTCAATCTGACGTAAGCAAGTTTATTGGTTCTTTCTTAGACGAGAAAGGATTCATTAAAGACCCAGCTGCATACCACAGAGCTATCGCAGTAGCAATGAACCCAGACAGCTTTGCCAAGCACTTTTATGAGCAAGGCAGAGCGGCAGCAGTAGATAGTGTAGCAAAGGAGTCAAAGAACATCCAAATGGACGTTCGGTCGGCACCACAGCTCACGCCTACAACTGGTTTCAAAGTTGTTGCTTTGGACTCTGACCACGGAAGTGGGCTCAAGATAAAAATGAGTAACAGATAACAAAAAACAAAAAACTAAAAAAACAAAACTATGGCTGGATCAGTTCAAGTGAGTCCCGGGTTTGCTATAACCCCCTCATCCGTTAAGGCAACTTTGCCTTCAAATTACATTACCAACTTCGATTTCTTGAATCAGTATCTTCCTGATACTTACGAGAAGGAATTCGAGCGTTACGGTAATCGCTCTATCGCATCTTTCTTGCGCCAAGTAGGTGCTGAGATGCCTTCTAACTCTGACTTGATTAAGTGGGCAGAGCAAGGTCGTTTGCATACCAAGTATGTAAGCTGTACTTCTGCTGCTGCTGCTGCTTCTGACACCGCTACTTGGACAGTTGCTGACTCAGGCATTACTGCCTGTAACTTCCGCGTAGGTCAGACTGTGTTCTTGTCTCGCAATGCTGGTGGTACCCAAAGCGATAAAGCTATCATCACCGCAGTATCTGGATTGACTTTCACTGTAGCTTACTACGCTGCTGGTGGTCAAACTATTCCTGTATCAACTACTTCTACTGCATTTGTTTACGGTTCTGAGTTTAAAAAGGGCAGCAATGGAATGGCTGGCTCTTTGGAGGCTGAAGATTCAATCTTTGACAACAGCCCTATCATTATCAAGGACAACTACGAAGTATCTGGTTCTGACATGGCTCAGATCGGATGGGTAGAAGTTACTACTGAAAATGGTGCAACTGGCTACTTGTGGTACATCAAGTCTGAGCACGAAACTCGCTTGCGTTTCGAGGACTACTTGGAAATGGCTATGATCGAAGGCGTTCCTGCTGAAACCGCATCTGGTGCTATTGCAGCTACCGGTGACGTAGGAAACAAGGGTACCGACGGTTTGTTCTACACTATCGAACAACGTGGTAACGTTTGGGGTGGTGGAAACCCAAGTACCTTGGCTGATTTCGACGCAATCATTCAGCGTTTGGACAAGCAAGGTTCTATCCAAGAAAACATGTTGTTCGTTAACCGTAACTTCGGTTTCGACATCGATGACATGTTGTCTACCCAAAACAGCTACGGCGTTAACGGAACTAGCTACGGTGTGTTTAACAACGACGAAAACATGGCGTTGAACTTGGGCTTCAAAGGCTTCAAGCGTGGCTATGACTTCTACAAGACCGATTGGAAATACTTGAACGACGCAACTTTGCGTGGTGGTATCAATGGTGGTGAAGTTAATGGTGTGTTGGTTCCTGCTGGTTCTACTAACGTTTACGACATGGTGATGGGTAAGAACGCTAAACGTCCTTTCTTGCACGTTCGTTACCGCGCTAGCGAAACTGAGAACCGTCGCTACAAGACTTGGATTACTGGTTCTGCCGGTGGTGCTTCTACTAGCGATTTGGATGCAATGAGAGTTAACTTCTTGTCTGAGCGTGCATTGTGCACATTGGGCGCGAACAACTTCTTCTTGTTCAAAACCGCTTAATCTTAACTAAGATTATCACAGAAGGGTGGGTACAATGTACTCACCCTTTTTGTTTATATTTGTACCGTAAATCAAATCAAATTATGAAACAATCAAATCAGCTAAAGGATCGAGTATTCATCCTTACAAAAGACAAAGCTCCATTGAGCTACACGTTGCCTTCGAGAAACACCAAGCGTTTTTCTTTGTTGCACTTTGACGGAACCGCAAACCGAGCACTTCGTTACTCTAGAAATCAAAAGTCAGTGTTCGAGGATGAACAGGACGACAAGGCGATTTTGGAACCAATCATCTTTGAAGATGGTGTATTAATTGTATCATCAAACAATCCAATGCTTAGTAAATTCATGGACTTACACCCATTGAATGGAGACGTATTTAGAGAGCTTAACACAGAGAAAGAGGCTGCTAAGGACATCGAAGAACTCAATATTGAGTTGGACGCACAGATTGCTGCTAGGGGCTTAGAGTTAGAAACCATGTTGTCTATCGCTCAGTTGTTGTATGGTAGCGTTATTGAAACAATGACCACGCCAGAGATTAAGAGGGACATCCTGTTGTACGCTAGACAGTATCCAAAAGAGTTCTTGGAGATGGTTTCAGATCCAGACTTGCAAGACACGGCCATGGCGTCAAGAGCGTTAAACGCTGGTATATTTACGTTGCGTAACAACAACAGAGAGATCTGGTTTAACATTCCTGGAAATAAGCGAAAGTTGATGAACTTGCAGCCAGGAGATGACGCAGTCTCTGCGTTGACCGTATACTTCGAAAGCGAAGAGGGATTGCCAATTGCTGAGGTTGTGAAGAATAAATTATCGTAATTATTTGTATATTTGTTGTATGGAGAAATTTTTAAGCATCCCAGTTACTAGCGAACAAAATCAGCTAGTTCAGGCTACAGGAATCATTTTGATTGAACAAGCCTCTACAACCACCGTTACTGTCACTTATGGTGGCGGCAAAGTGGTTACACTTACACATGCCACTGCTGGCGCTGGAGACGAAACAGAGCGTGATGCAATTCAAAACGCCGTAGTTGCTGCTTTGCAGACTTCTTGGACTAATGTTGCATACACTGTATCAAACCTTCCATACGCAGTTAGTGGAATTGCTGTAGCGTAACCATTAAAACTATTTGAAAGAAGGCCATCTCGCAAGGGGTGGCCTTTTTTTGTTATCTTTGTGAGGACATGATAAACACCGTAAGAAATACCGTTATGGCTATCCTCAATAAGGATAACAACGGTTATATTACGCCGGAGGAGTTCAACTTATTTGCCAAGCAAGCACAGCTTGAAATCTTTGAGCAGTACTTTTACGACTACACCAACTGGGTAAATAAAAGAAACGCCAGACTGGCAAATGATGGCTACGCTAACATTCAAAAAAATATTGCAGAAACAATTGATGAATTCTCTACGTCATCTACTCTGGTATACGATTCTCCTTCTCAATCGTTTGCCCTTCCTGCTGATTGGTACTACGTTAATGTTGTACTATACGGCACTAAAGAAATTGAATATGTGGCCCAGAACAAGGTGATGAACTTATTGAGTTCAAACATTACTGCACCAACCACAGCCTATCCAGCATATTACCAAAAAGGAGATGATATTAAGGTTTACCCAACATCGATCACGAGTAGCGTCAGTGCGATGTATGTTCGCTACCCTCTTGATCCTAAGTGGACATATACTGTCGTGGCAGGCTCGCCTATATTCAACCAGTCAGCTGTTGACTATCAAGACTTTGAGCTTCCGCAAAGCTCACAAAACGACTTAGTTTTCAAGATATTGTCATACGCCGGCGTGAATATTCGCGAAGCTGAAGTAGTGCAGTTCGCCACAGGATCAGATAACGCAGAACAAACTAAGCAAAGCTAATGGCATACATAACTAACCAAGCATACTATTCTGACCCAAACAACAGCGGAGACTATCAGTACGTGTCTTTGGCCG